CAGCAGTCCAATTAGACATTTGAGCCTTCTTATAGAGCTCCCAGAGCTCGGGGTACTTCAGGGGGAACACAGTGAATCTATTTAGGGTAGGGGCGAGGATTGGTTCGTACTCTTCTTCTATATAGTCCTGAAAGTCAAAATAGGACCCTATGTGTTTTTCGTTAATAAATATTTGAGGGTAAGTTGAAGCGGGGCCACCACACACTTTCTTGAGTTCTTCCTTGTCGACCATGATTTTTTCATAGTCGATGTTCTCCGACTCACATAGTGTCTTTGCGTGGTCACAATACTCACAACCTTCCTTCGAATAAATAATAACTTTCATCTGTGATATTATCGCTGATAATTTTTTGTCCGAAAACTCTAAGCATGATTGTGCCAACTGAAATAAACCAAGATGATATAGTAAAAGTTTTAGTAAACGAAGATGGAATTGAAGACGAAATGTACGGGATTGTTGGAATGAACACTGGCAAGACCCTCGGCCTGAGATATCTCAACCCCACCGAATTATTTTATAAGAACGCGTGTGTATATCAACTCGAACCAACGGAACTTTCCCCCGCACCCTATGAAAGTGTGATGGAACATTTTCCCATAGGAACTACGTTTGAAGATCTTGAAATGAAACCCCTCGGTATGAATCGTTTCGCGTTTTACTCAGAAATAGACATGGAAGATACCGATAGTGATATTTACGACGAAGGTGGGGATGAGGGATCAGATCTGGAAGGTTTTGTTGTATCCGATAGTGAGATTATGGGTCAAGATATTCCATTACCCCCCGGTCATGAATCAATTGATAAGGAATGGAATGAATGGGAACCGACGACATCAGGTGGAAAGAGTTTCAAGGAAACCATAGACGCTATAGAAACGCGAATTAGACGCCTAAGTGTGTGATGCGTTCTCACAAAATTTAAAAAAAATTGTCACATTCAAAACAATGCTGGCAGCTATATGGAAACAATTAGAAGAATTAAAACCAAAAGAAAACGAAATAAAGCCGGTGAGTACAAATATTTGTAAGGAATGTGAAGGAATTAAAGTTATTACAAGAGAAGGTCTTCCAACTTGTTCAGTGTGTGGATTAGTTGATTCTTATTTCGTAGATGATACAGCCGAATGGACAAGTGGTATCACAGACGACGGTAAGGTCAACGATCCTTCACGGTGTGGTAATCCTAACGCAAATCCAGAGCTGTTTTCTCAAAATTGGGGGAAGGGTACGATTATATCAACACAACATTCCTCAACGTATGAGAATAAACGAATGGCAAAAATTAATTTTCACATGTCCATGAATCACAAGGATCGATCACTATTTCATGCGTATCGTGACATCGACGAAGCGTGTCATACTCTACAAGATTCTGTTTTGAAGGATGCTAAAATATTATATCGAAAATTCAATGAAGAAAAATTGACCCGCGGTGCTGTACGCTTGGGTATCAAAGCCAATTGCGTTTTATACGCATGTCGACTCGCACAGACTCCTAGAACGACGAAGGAAATCGCGGATATGTTTGGAATTCAGTCTAAGGATATCAGTCGTACAACACAGATTTTCAAAGATAACATTTTAGGTGTTACAAAGAAAAATTACGTGACTAAATCGTATGACGTGATGCAGAGACTTTTGAATTCTTTTGAGGTTACTCGTGAAGAGAGACTGAAATGTAACAAGATGTGCACCGCTACTGATAATTGTGTTGAACTCATGAGTAAAACACCGAATAGTGTAGCATCTGCGATTATTTACATAGTGATTGGGCACCGAGTCACTAAAACTGAAATGTGTGATAAATGTTCTGTCTCCATACCAACACTAAATAAAATTGAAATTATAATTAAAAAGCACTTAGAGCTTTTGAACTAAATGTAACATATGACAAAATTGTTCTTAGCGACACCGTGTTATGGTGGATTATGTCTGGAGAAATATATGAGTAGTATAATAAAACTTCAGATTCTTTTAATAAAAGAGAATATACAACTATATCTCGACACCACAGAAAATGAGTCTCTCGTACACCGCGCTCGTAATGTTTCTGTCGGTCGTTTCATGCAAAAGACTGATTGTGAATATTTCATGTTTATAGATGCAGATGTTCATTTCGATCCAGAGTCGGTGGTACGACTTATAAAATCCGGTCACGACATTTCTGTCGCTTGTTACCCAAAGAAAGTGGTCATGTGGGATCAGGCTGCTAACGCTGTAAAGAGTGGTGATGAGCGCGATATGTCGATGCTTTCATCGAGTCTTGTTATAAATTTTGGGGCTCAGAAACGGTCGGTCGAGAATGGATTTATCGAAATCTTAGACGGTCCAACCGGATTTATGCTTATCAAACGCTCGGCGTTTAAAACACTCGAAGAGAAATTTCCAGAACTTTGGTGTAAAAATGATCACCAAAATAGGGATTTTGACGACTATCACGCATGTTTCGATTGTATGATAGACCCGAATAATCGCAGGTATCTCAGTGAGGATTATGCATTTTGTCGGCGATGGCAACAAGCTGGTGGGAAAATTTATGCAGATGTAAATACAACCCTTGGACATGTGGGTAATTTACCGTTTTCGGGGTGTCTGAATGAAAGGCTTAAGGCTTAGAGTACAAAAGAAAAATATGAACATCGCCACTATTTTGGTCACTCGTTCCAAGTCTTGTCATGTAAAAACACTTCATACAGTACTCAGGATTAATGTACAGTGTTTACAAAAAAATATCAATAATCAAATTGTATATGTTGACGACGATCCATTCTTAAAAGCTGAGATGGTTCAAAAGTATATCAAAAATAATGATCGAATCATTTTCATAGACTTTGGAATTGGTATGGATGATGATTCGATTAAGCAATGTTTTGAACCACATGATACGGTAGGATGTCTCGTGTTCCCGGGTGTGAAGGAGGGTGTGGATTGGGGTCTTTTTAGGGCTCGGGTGAAGGATGGTAGTTCGGAACCCGTTTCTCAGATGGGTCTCCATTTTGATACCGAAATTGGTATGAAGATTTCTGAAGATATTTACAGAGTAAAAACGACGAATGCGAGAGCATGGGTTATGAATACAAAAAATGTCACGAAAGCGATCAAGAAATCCGGTGGTGGTACCAAAATTTATGCAAAAATGTTTGAAAAATTGATTGAGCAAGGTGTTCGAGTTTATGCGTTTTCGGCATCTAAGTTAACCATGACTTACACGCATGAATGTCTAAGTAACATTCTTAACGCCGCCGGTGTGAAAGTCAATTAAAGTTTATTATTGAATAGTATTCATGTCTACCCCACTTTACAAATATGTTGTACAGTATATTCATTCAAAGTGGGGTAGTAAAGACTACTTTCCGGGTCCTCAGCCAATCTCGATCGAGTATAAACATTTTCCCATTCTAAAGGGTGCTGAGTACCTTGTCTGTGAAAAAACAGACGGAGAACGCTATATGATGGTTGCCCTCATGTTTGAGGGTAAAAAGAAGTGTGTATTCGTTAATCGCGCTTTCAATATGTTCGAAGTACCTATCAACCTCAAGAAAAGTGCCTACGATGGGACTATTCTTGACGGTGAGTTGTATGAAGATACTCTCATGGTATACGACGCCGTATGGGTAAACGGTCAATCAGTTTGGGATCTTAACTTGATGAAAAGACTTGATGCGGCTCGAAGTATCATGAAGTCAATCATTTATATGAAATCTGACAAGTTTAGACTCAAATGCAAAACGTTTCATGAAATGAGAGATTTTGGGAAGTTTATGGGTGAGTATTTACCCACGGTTCAACAAAAAATTGACGGACTTGTATTTACACCTGTTAATGAACCTATCCGACTCGGGACACATGAAACCATGTTCAAGTGGAAGCCACAAGAACAGAATACGGTTGACTTTCTCATGAAGCGAGAGAAGTCGAGAGAGGTTCCAGGTGCCACAAACGGTCCTATGGCGTGGAGACTCTACGTACAAGAGAAGGGTAAATTGTTTTTTGAATCGGAAATTCCTCAAAACAAAGATGATGAATCTTGGTTTGAAGATGGAGCCATCGTCGAATGTCAATATATCACATGGGAAGAACCCCTATGGTGGAAACCCCTAAAGAGGCGAACCGATAAGACGCACCCCAACAATCGACGGACTTTTTACAGAACAATTGTGAACATCAAGGAGAATATCAAGATGAAGGAGTTTTTAGATTGCAAACCTAATTTTTAATATTGACTTACTATAAATGGATCCTAAAATAATAGGCGCTTTTGGTCTATTATGCCTATGTTCAATCAGTTCCAGTATAGCTGCTTCTATGGGTGGTGGTGAGGAAACCCCAGCACCAACCGCGGCTGGTGCGGATGCTGATGCTGATGCTGATGCTGATGCTGATGCTGATGCTGATGCTGATGCTGATGCTGGTGCTGGTGCTGGTGCTGGTGCTGGTGCGGGTGCGGGTCCAGATCCTAAGGCTGAAGTATTTTATATTGGTGGTTATAATTACACAAAAGATCAAGCGGCTGGTGTGTGTACCAGTCGTGGTGCTGTAGTTGCTACCGGTGCACAACTCTCAGACGCCCAAGCGGCGGGCGCTGATTGGTGTTCAACAGGTTGGTTGTCTGACCAATCGAAGCCCAAATATCCTATCACCACAAATGTGCAAAATGGATGTGGAAATGGTTCAGCTGGAATCGTAGAGTACCTACCACCCACTGGAAAAGCCGGTGTCAACTGTTATGGTGTTAAACCAGAATCTGCGACCGCCAAATTCAGCGAATACAAACAGAGTCGCTATGGTCCCACCTCTGAGGTATTTTATGTTGGTGGTTATGATTACACAAAAGCTCAAGCGACTGGTATATGCGCCAAACATGGTGCTAAAGTTGCTTCCAATAGACAACTCGTTGCAGCTCGAGAGGCGGGCGCTGATTGGTGTGCAACAGGTTGGTTGTCAGACCAAACGGTTGCCAAATATCCCATCAATACTACTATAATGCCTGGATGTGGAGGGAGTCCCAGCGTCGTGGAATACACACCACCCACTGGAAAAGCCGGTGTCAACTGTTTTGGTGTTAAACCAGAAAAAATCCAAGGAGCTGGGTCAGACGCGACGCTTCGGAATTGGAATTCCACAAAATGGAGTCGTCATGCCTAATTTTTCAAATTATACACCATAAAATAGAAACTTGCCTCTTTCGGTAATTCGTGTTCTTCAACACTTTCATCGTTCGCTAAAAGCCATTTGTTCCGCCTTTTAACGAAACTTACATAGTGTCCATCATTTTGTGCACCAACGTGTACGGCGCATGATATGAGATTGTACTCACTGTTACCTATGATCATCTTTTCTATGATTTCTATATGACTTTTTCGGTCAAATGAAATCATCAAAATCTGTGGAAGTTTTGAAAATACCATACGCGTCGTCGCTAGGTGATGTACTTTACCTCCCGTATCTTCAAAGTTTTCTATGGTATTCCAGTCAGTACTTTTCTGGAGCATAGCACCCATATCTTTATCTTCGGCAGTTATCAAATGTACGCTGAAAACCTCTTCATTCGATGACTTTCCACCGGGCCATATCGTTTCTTGTGTCTTCTTTCCATAGAACCAGTCCTTTATTTCGGGTCTAGACCGTTCGAGTATATCTATGATACAAAGTACAGCTTCTTGTACGTCATGTTGTTCATTCGTCCTGAAACGGGGAAACTCTTTTTGGAACGATTCTATGATATTTTGAACCCTAATATGCTCTTTACCCCTCGTCCAATACATTTTAACGAGGTCGCCGTACGCTTTTGTAAATTCACATTCACCCATGTACGGCTTACGAATAAAATAGTTCGATAGTACCGGAATATAAAGCAGACATTGAAGGGCGGTATTGAAATAACAAGTATTTCCGTGGTTTTCAAGTCCCTTCATTACATTTTATGTATATTAAACACTTAAGAGAAAGACGCGAAGAAGAAATGTTAAGTAAAAATGAACGTCCAAGCTATCGTCGATAAAGTTCTGCCCATTTTCGAAGCGCATAAGCACGAAGATGACATTGAAGTCGAAATTCGTCTTGGAAAGCATAATGGCTCCCTGTTTGATACTAATGTTGGCAAAGATACGTGGAAGAGGGTCCTCGAAGGCCTGAAGAAATATGAAGGCTGGGAGTCGAAGGAAACCTCTTCCGTAGACGTCTACTATAACGACAGTAATAACATTCGCATCACCTCCGACGAAGATTCCGGTGAACAAACCATGATTCAAAAGATCAGTGTCGTGAAAGAAGATTTCAAATGTGATCCTCTCGATGTACGATTCTGTGTAGCTCGTGAAATTGTAACATCGGGTGAATACGATATGGATAGAAGGCGTTCCAAGACTCGTCACTCTTTCGTGCGCAAGAATCTCAGTATCGACATGACCATCTCTTCAGGTGATAATGCTGACATGGACTCCGAAGAGGAGGCGAGTTACCAAATTGAACTTGAGATTATGAAGCCCGATGCAGTCGACGATATTTACAAATTTTTCAACATCATCAACAAGGTTTCTGACCTCTCGAAACTAATTTCTATGTAATAAGTAAATATGGCCGCCATAGGTGCAGGTGTATTAGGACTATTATGTCTCAGCTCGAGTGCATATGCAGCTATGAGTGGGGGAGGGGATGAAGAAACTCCAGACCAAACCGTGGTTGTTCCAGACACCGACACCGAGACCAATGCTGAGGCTGGTAGTACCCCAGCTACGATATCTACAGGTGCCACGAAAGGTCAATACGTCCGTTTATGGCAAGGTGAACTATATCAAAATCAGAAGGCATACGCACTTAGTATTCTGGAACTAGAAGTGTACGACAGCAGTGGTACAAATATAGCTCAAGGTAAAAGTGCTACTGCTCGTAGTCAATATCCGGGTGACTATCGGGCGGTGATGGCTTTCGATGGTTCATTAGATACAATGTATCGCAGCAACTATGACGACAAAGAAGATTGGCTCGAAGTAGATCTAGGATCTGTAATGGATATTCACAAGATTGTTATTAGACATCCGGGTAGTGAGGATGTGTATGAAGGTGTAGCGATGAAAGATGGTTTACGTGGATACATCGAAATTTTCGATGGTGACCAAACGAGTGCTAAGACGGAACAGATTGAAGAAACCAGCACTGATCATGTGTACACATACAACTTCAAAGAGAGAGGTGGTGGCAAATGGAGAGGAGCGCAGGGGATACTGAAGACTAGAGCAGACCTTATAGCTGAAAAGCAAGCAGCTGATGCAGCTGCTGATGAGGAAGAACAGAAACGCATTGCTGCTGAGAAGGCCGCCGCTGATAAGGCTGCGGCTGATAAGAAGGCTGAGAAGGCTGCGGCTGATAAGAAGGCTGAGAAGGCTGCGGCTGATAAGGCTGCGGCTGATAAGGTGGCCGCCGATCTGGCCGCGGCGAAGGCGCGCGTCGAGGCAGAGAAAGCGAGACTCGCGTATTTAGGTAGTATTTCTGGGAAAGCGAAAGCGGGTGCATACGCCACAGTTGAAGAATGTTGGGCAGTCGCTAAAAACATGCCCGATTGGGGCAATAGCGGCAACAACAAAGCTGGTTGTTGTTCAGCGCCTATGCCTAGCGGCTCTTGGACCACGTGGGACCGAGGAGGTGGTGCTTTGTGGTGCCACGAAAATTATGATTGATATATAATTTCTTGTTAAATATAAATGATATACATCTTAGCAATTCTCGTCGTTGTGTTTTTGATGTATGACAAACACACAAAGTCGGATGAAGTTGACGGTTCCAAATATTTTTACATCAGTGACGGTGATTCCAAAGCGATGTATGTCAAAATGCATACAGACGGTGTAAAGAGCGAGAGCCTAAAAAAGTTCGTAGCCATGGAGGATGAATTCCTTTTGATGGAACAAAAGTCTGTATGTTCGGGAATACCCTTAACGGTTCAAGCTGGTGTACTTTCTAATAAAATAAAAAGTACATTTCCAAAATATGATTTTTCGTACCACACTTTTCATCTCAAAC